ACAGAACCCTTCGTGGTTAGGTAAGTCCCCTGTATTCCACACTGGCTGGAGAGAACGCCCAGACAACCTATACGCTATGGGCCCACTAGACAATCTTGTAGGTATGCAGTACCGCATTGACCACCTAGAGAACCTTAAGGCTGATGTGTTTGACCAGATCGCCTACCCAATGATTAAGATTAGGGGTGACGTAGAGGACTTTGACTTCGAGCCTAACGCACGTATCTATCTAGGTGAGGAGGGTGACGTTGGCTACCTATCTCCAGACACCTCTGCCCTACATGCTGACTTCCAGATTCAAACACTAGAGACTAAGATGGAGATGCTTGCTGGTGCTCCTAGAGAGGCTATGGGCATACGTTCCGCTGGTGAGAAGACAGCCTTCGAGGTACAGTCTTTGATGAATGCTGCTGGTCGTATCTTCCAACACAAGACGTCACACTTCGAGCGTGTATTCCTTGAACCTATCTTGAACGCTATGCTAGAGGCTGGTAGGAGAAACCTTAACCACGAAGACACAGTAAGGGTTCTCAACGAGGACTCAGGGCTAAACTTCTTCAAGTCTGTTACACGAGATGATATTAGTGCTGTAGGTAAGATTGTTCCTGTAGGTGCTAGACACTTCGCTGAGAGAGCCCAGAGAGTACAAAACATAACACAACTGTTCCAGATTAAAGCTTCTGACCCTACCATCGGAGCCCACCTAAGCGGTAAAGAGTTCGCTAAGATTCTAGCTGATGAGCTAGGTGAGCCAGCGTTGTTCTCAGAGAACGTAATGATTACCGAGCAGATGGATACCCAGAAGATTCAGATGGAAGCTCAGGTACAGTTTGAAGAAGAACAACAAGTAGCAGCGGAACTAGGTTTGTAGACATGAAAGCAAGCTGGTTCAAAGGTTGTAAAACCAAAGCTGAGAAAGATAAAGTCCGTCAATCAATTATGAGCTCCAGAGAGAGCCTTGACCGACTTAAAGAAATCCTTGAGCCTATGCTCAAAGATGCTAGTCCTACTACCGACTATGATTGCCCCTCATGGGCCTTCAAGCAAGCAGATAGGCTAGGACACAATCGAGCACTAACCACGGTGCTTGAGTTACTAAACATTGATAAGGAATAATTACAATGGTATTTACTACTGATGAAGGTCAAAACCAAAACGACCCCGCTCAGTCCGAGACTACTGAAGTGACTACACAAAACCAAGATGGTAGTTACGTTAAGAAGCTCGTAGAAGCTAAAGGTTCTAATTGGGGTGACCCAGAGGTTCTAGCTAAAGGCAAGCTGGAAGCTGACGGTTACATCGCAACCCTAGAAAGCCAACTCTCAGAGATGAGGGATGACCTAGGTAAGCAAGATAAACTCCAAGCTATCTTAGACCAACTCCAGAACACTAAGGCCCCTGATACTACCAAGGGAACATCTGGTGAGCTCAAAAACAATAACGGTAGCACTAGCGAAGGGACCACCACACCCCAAGAGCTTAGTGAGGAAAGACTGAAAAGCCTTGTAGAAGAGACACTAACTCAGCGCGACAGTGCGGCAAAGGTAAACTCTAACCTTACTGTTGTAGATGAAGAATTGGCTAGAACCTTTGGCACTGAAGCTAAAGAGGTAGTCGAGAAGAAAGCTAGGGAACTAGGCATGGACCTTAACAGGTTAAAAGAAATTGCTTCAGAATCTCCTAACGCATTCTTCACTCTGATTGGTGAACCTAAGAAAGCCTTTAGCCCATTGGTCCAAGGTTCGGTTCGCACTGAAGGTGTCAATATGCAAACCTCTAACGAGCGTAACTTCGGTTACTACCAAAAACTCCGCAGAGAAAACCGTAAACAATACTACAGCCCAGATGTTCAGCAGAAGATGATGTTGGACGCAGATCGTCTAGGTGACAGTTTCTACGGTAAGACCTAACAGGCTTATAAGCCACTTTAACAAGGAATAATATCATGGCTGGTAATACAGTTTCCACACTATCGCTTGCGAAGCGTGCTGAGGTTTGGTCCTCTGAACTATCCGAAATTCTTCGTGACGAACTACAGGGCATGAAATATGTCAACTGGTTGGCTGACTTCCCTGATGGGGATACGTTCAAAATCCCTTCACTGGGTGACGCAACTATCAACAACTACACTGAAGATGCAGCAGTAACTTACGACGCTCTGGACGACGCACAGTTCACCTTCGCAATTACTGAGTACCTACAGGCTGGTAACTACATCACTCGTAAAGCCGAGCAAGATGTTTTCTACGCTAACCAGATTATGTCTCAGTTTGTTCCCCTACAGGAACGTGCTTTGATGGAACGCCTAGAAACAGACATCATGGCTCGTCAGGGTGACCAGATTGGCGCAGATGCCAACACAATTAATGGTGCAGCCCACCGTATGATTGGTAGTGGTGCTTCTAACGCTATCGGTGTAGCAGACTTCGCTAAAGCACTTCACTCGCTTAAAGTGGGTAAAGTACCTCAGCGTAACCTTGTTGCTATTGTTGATCCTTCTGTTGAGTATGAGCTAAACACTCTATCTAACTTGACCAACGTGTCTAACAACCCTAAGTGGGAAGGTATCGTTAACTCCGGTATCGCAACAGGTATGGACTTTGTAGCCAACATTTACGGCTTCGACGTTTATACTTCGAACTACTTGGCTGACATTGCTTCGGAGACTATTGGTGCTACCACCGTTACTGGTGCTAAAGCTAATATGTTCTTCTCTGCTGAGTCCACTGTCCTACCGTTTGTAGGTGCATGGCGTCAGATGCCTAGAGTTGATACTGAGTTCAACAAAGATTACCAACGTACTGAGTTTGTTACTACAGCTCGCTACGGTGTTAAACTACAGCGTCCAGAGAACTTGGTTACAGTTCTTTCGACACCTACAGTGTAGATTAACTTACACACGGGGGTCCCTTCAGTGGGGCCTCCACCCCTTTTTGCATTAGTTAAACAATTTACACTGAACACAGAACACAGAAACCAACACGGAGAGACCCTAAACCATGGTAACAGTTAACCACAGCTCAATCGGAGACCCGTACATCCATGAACCTAAGGGTGTATCCACCGCACAGACATCAACAGTCTATGTAGCAAATGGGTCTGGTAGTGGCTCTTGGAAGTCTAACCACCAGCACCTAGGGGTCTACCTAACTTATTCTACAGCAGCCCCTTACCAACTGGCTACTCTAACTACAGATACGATTCTAGACCCAACCTTCAATGTAGGCTCCACTGAGGGGTTTGTAGTCGACACTGCACCTAATATGCGTCTTAAGTACAACGGTACGGACCCTCTTGATGCACACCTTCTCTTTAACTTTTCCTCAAAGACAGGCTCCCACTCAGATGAAGACGTTGAGTGGGCTTTGTTTAAGAATGGTGTTGAGGTTTCTGGTAGTAGAACAGTTAGAACACTAAATAGTTCCGCTTGGGGCTCTATGTCTGTAGCTGGCTACACATCCTTGGTTTCATCTGACTACATCGAGATCAAGTCTAAAGCTACAGCTCTAGTAACAGTTAGCTACGCAGCAGGGACAGTAAGCATTATGGGGGTAACCAGTTAACCATTATGAAACGTAATCTTCTAGAACTTGTCCAAAGTATCTTATCTGACATGGACTCAGAGAACGTCAACTCTATCGGTGACTCGGTAGAAGCCCAACAGGTAGCCTCAGTACTAGAGGATACTTTCTTTAACATTGTGTCAGCTAGAGATATCCCAGAACACCAAAGGACACTCTCACTTGTATCGTTGTCTGATACACAGAGACCTACCCACTTCAAGTACCCAACCAACGTCAAAGAGATTACAGAACTTCTGTACAACAACTCAGAGGACGGTGGTGTAGACTACAGAACTGTATCGTACATGGACCCTCAAGAGTTCCTTAGACGACAGACAACATCAGACAGCTCTAACACTCTAGTAGTCCCTGACGTAAGTGGTGAGACTTCGATGGTTGTAGGTAACAACGCTATGCCTTCCTACTACACATCCTTTGACGATGAACACTTAATTATGGACTCCTACAAGTCTTCTTACAGCTCAACTCTGGCAGCAGCCAACACTAAAGCCTTCGGTACTATCTACCCCATCTTTACTATCTCGGACAGCTTTGAGCCAGACCTTGATGACAACATGCTACCGTACCTACTAGCTGAAGCTAAATCTGTTTGTTTCTCAATGTTCAAGAGTGGGTCTGACCCAAAGGTAGAGCAAGCAGCCAGAAGACTGAAGTCTTACACACAGAACGATATGTTTAGAACTAGGAAGAGCCTAGCCCTATCTCGTAAGGTTAACTATGGAAGAAGCTAAAGAGGGTGAGTACATCATTGCCTCAGACAAAAGAAGAGACCCTGTAGTAGTTAAAAGAGGTCTTAACGGCTTCTGGGTGTTAACTACTACATGCGCGACAGCCAAAGGGTTCCCTACAGGGTCCTACACATCCAGAGGACAAGCAGTAGCAGCAGCCCAGAAGTACCTAGATACAGCTAAGGTTACCGAGAGAGCTAGACGCGAAGCAACTTACAAGAAGGTTCACAAGAATGTCACAAAACCTAAATCAACTAGCAGTAAATAACTTCGTAAAGGGGTTAATCACTGAAGCTGGTGAAATGACCTTCCCTGAGGGGGCTTCGGTAGACGAACTTAACTGTGACCTTAGACGTGACGGTTCTAGAAGACGACGCTTGGGTGCGGCACTGGAAGAAGGCTACAGCCTTACAGGTACAGCAATAGCTACCTCAGACAGAGTTGTAGTAGGCGAGTGGACCAACGTGAACGGGATAGCTGGTCTTACCTACACAGTAGTCCAAGAGGGAGACACCCTACGGTTCTACAACAAAGCAGAAGCACCCTACTCGACCCAAAGTGTTATGGGCTTTGTGGACCTAACAAGCTACGAACACGCTGGCTCTGTGGGGTCAGCTAACGCAGACTGTCAGTTCACAAGCATTAACGGGGTTCTTATTGTAGCCTCCACAGCCATAGACACAATTGTTGTAGAGGGACTAGGTTCTGTAGGTGTAGACGGTGTAATTCAGTTTAACATTAGGGACTTTGAGTGGCAAGGAGACATAACCACTTACGATAACGCTACGGGATCACCAACCATCGAACGTATGTACGACACGTATAACGCTGGTTGGAAGGGCTCTAAAGGGTCAGCGGCCCTTGCTACCTACCCAAATTGGCCAGCATTAACTATGCCTTGGTACGCAGGTAAAGACTCAAACGGGGACTTCTCTGCCTCTGAGTGGGACAAGATTTACTCGGGTACAACACTTGCAGGTAACGGTGGTAACATTGTAGGCTTTATGACTACTACTAGGTCAGGTCTAGCTACAGCAATAGAGACATCTAGGTTCTCTACAGTAGAAGCCTTCGCTGGTAGGGTGTTCTACAGTGGCCTTACAGCAGGTAAGCGAACAGGGAATATCTTATTTAGCAAGCTTGTAGAGAACAACGACACAGACCTTGGTTACTGCCACCAACAGAATGACCCTACAGCAGAAGATATTAGTGATCTATACCCTACAGATGGGGGTGTTATCAATCTCCCTGATGCAGTAGGTATAACTAAACTCTACGCCTTTAGGTCTTCTTTGTTTGTGTTTGCGGAGAACGGTGTATGGCAAATCTCTGGTGCTGACGGTATCTTCTCAGCCTCTGGCTACAGTGTGTCTAAAGTGTCTAAAGTAGGTATTGCTAGTGCAGCTAGTTTTGTAGCCGCAGAAGGTGTTCCTATCTGGTGGTCCCTTACGGGTATCCACACCCTTAAGTTTGATGAAGTAACTGGAGGGGCCTCTGAGCAGTCTATCAGCCTACCTACAATCCAGACCTTCTGGGATAGCATAAGTACAGAGGCTAAAGCTAAGGTTCGGTCGGTTTATGACAGTGTCAACAAGAGAGTTTACTGGTCCTACCCTGACGATGATGAACCTACCTTCGCTAAACTAAACAACTTTCTTGTGTTAGACTTACCTCTTCAAGCGTTCTTCCCTTGGAGGGTTGGGGACCAAGACCCAGTTAACACACACATTGTAGGTCTATCCTTTTACAGTGGTTTTGGTGTAGACGAAGTAGAGGAAGAGATGCTTGCTCACGGCGCAGGTGTGGTTCTATCTACGGGTGAAGAAGTAGTACTAACAAGAAACAACCCTTACGTTACAGGAAACCCTTCAGTAGTCCTTATCTTGTCTCACGACGGTAAGATTAATATGGGTGGCTTCACTAGCACAGGTTTTAACGACTGGGGCGAGGCTGACTACAACTCCTTTGCTGTAGCTGGTTACAACTTCCTTGGTGATCTTACCCTTAAAAAGAATACTCCTTTTATTACGGTGTACAGTAGGGTTACAGAGACAGGCTTCAGTGGTAGTGGGGTTTCCGGTTACGAAGCTGTTAGACCCTCGTCCCTTAAGGTCAGTACTTC